TTTATGGGAATGATGGGTAATTGGAAATATGTCACTACAAAAGATTGGGATTTAACAAAATATATTCGACTTAGATTCGATGATGAAACTGGACACTCCTTAATTTTATACGGTGGATGGATGGGTCCGAAATATTCTGTAGGTGGACCTTTCAAAGGAACAAAAAGAGGAGCAGACCCAACCTTAGACTTTGACAAATTTAAACAAAATATCATAGATAATTTAGATAAAAAGTTATTTGATAAACCAATCTGTGAAGTTCTCTTAAATCAAGAATACTTTAATGGCGTGGGTAACTATATCAGAAGTACCATACTATACTACGCTGATATCAATCCTTTTCTATCTGGGAGAGTAGCAATTCAAAACCACCCTCAGATATTAGATTTATGTAAAAGTGTCCCAGAGACAGCATATTCATTCAACGGGGGTCAACTAATGACGTGGCACAATCCAATTGACACGAATTCAGAAAAATTTGATAGTTGGGTTTATTATCAAAAAGGTTTATCCTGTAAGGATAAACTAGGTAGGACATTCTGGTTCAATCTAAAATGGGAAAAAGAATGTCCTTACTCAATAAACAAACCCAAGAAAGCGAATAAAATATAAAAAAGTTTTTATATGAATTCAGTAGATAAACAATATAAAGAATTGATTCAACATATTCTTACAAAGGGTGGAGTTAAAAAAGATAGAACTGGTACAGGCACCATTTCAGTATTCGACTATACAATGAGATTCAATATGCAGGAAGGATTCCCAATTTTAACTTCAAAAAAAGTCTTTTTCAAAGGTGTAATTCATGAACTTATTTGGTTTTTAAGAGGAGAAACAAATATTAAATATTTAGTTGATAGGAGTGTGCATATCTGGGATGGCGATGCTTATCAAAGGTACTTGAAAGAACATAGTAAAAATCCAAATGAGACAGCGGGATTAGATAATGGAATACCTTTCACCAAAGAAGAGTTTATTGCTTTAATACAATCAAATGGTGCATTTGCTCATAAGTGGGGTGAACTCGGCCCGGTGTATGGGCAGCAATGGAGAAGTTGGAAATCTAATAGAAAAGATACATCAATGGAGTCCGATACTTACATGGAGTTTAAAAAAATAGACCAAATCGCAAACCTAATCAACGACCTAAGGACAAATCCAGATGATAGAGGCTTAATTGTATCTGCCTGGAATGTGGCTGATCTGAAAAGCATGGCGTTGAGGCCGTGTCATAACTTCTTTCAATGTTATACTTATGAAATGACAGAAGTGGAAAGAGTTGAAGAATGGTGCCATAGTTTAGGTAAACATATTTCATTTGGAGATGATATGACGTGGGAAAAATTAGATGAATTGAATTTTCCAAAAAGAAAATTAAGTTTGAAAATCAATATCAGATCAAACGATGTTTTTTTAGGGTGTCCTTTTAATATTTCCTCATATGGTCTATTACTTCACTTATTATCTGACGAAGTTAATATGATACCCGATGAATTGATAGTTACTATTGGTGATGCGCATATATATTTAAATCACATAGAACAAGCAAAGCTTCAAATTAATTTACCTACATTTAAACTACCAACTATACAAATTAGTAAAAAATCTATTTTTGATATTGAATATGATGATATAAAATTACTTGGGTATAAATCTGGACCAGCTATAAAAGGTGAGTTATCAAATTAAATCAGCACCTTCAATAAAACTGGAACTCTCTAACTAAATTAAAAAAACCTCTTCCCAAATTAAGAAGAGGTTTTTAGTTTCTTATGGGATAAGTGAGAATGTTGAAGAAGAAACAGTATATTCTTGATCGTATCCACCTCTAAAGGTAGATAATCCAATACTGAAATTAGTAACACCACCTGAGAACGTGCCAGAATTAGTCAAGCCTTGATTTGATGTACCAACAATTGTTGAACCACCACTACCTTGAGTCAAATTAATCGTTAAGGCTTTATTATTGTATTTATTACCGGTATTTGGTACACTAACTGTTAAGGTTGTTGAAGTTGAAACAGCAGAAACCCCAGAGCTATTACCAACGATAGAACTAGCAATTGAGCTTAAGAACGTCGCTAAATTACTATTAGATGCTGTTACTGAAGACAATTGGGTAGAACCTAAGATTGTATTATCTATTGTAAGCTTAGCATTGGTAGTTGTAGATGGCGTACCACTGAATGTCCATACAATTGCAGCTGGATCGACATATGTAGTACCTGAACCACCTTGTAGGTTTACTACTTGAATAGATTTTGTTTTACCTCCCAAGTTGTAAATATCTGGTTCATAGAAAGATAATGAAGAAGTAGATGAAATACCTGTTACTGTTAAGTCGGATCCACCTAGAACACTACCTCTGTTTCTCCAAAAAGTATAATTAATAGTTAGAAGAGAACTCGAATAAGTAGCAGAATTGATTTTGAAATAGGGTTTTGACATAGTTTTAAATTATTTTTAATAGTATATATTAAAGAAAAAAAAGAAAAAAATTCAATAAAGTAAATTATTAATAAAAAGAAGACTTTTAGTGTTTTTTATAAACATATTTATCTTGTCCACATCCAAATATTCTTTGATATCCCATTTCATTCATTATTTGGACTTCAGTTTTATTCGGATCACCACCAGCCTTTATTAATTTCTGTTTATTATAAGTAAATCTATGTTTTCTTCTGCCGTCTACTATCCACCAAAAATTTGGTTCCGTCCTATGGACAAATTCAAAACCTAATTCCCTATATAAATTACCATTAAAAGTTGCCCTATCGGCAAATGAAACTATCTCAGAAACATCTTGATTATCGTTGAAATATTTAAATAGTCTTGATGCTGCCCCACTCACAGTTAAATTTATTTTATTAGCGAATCTTACTAATTCAAAATCCTTTTTTGGTTTATTGAATAACATACAAGAAACTAATTCTTCATTATAAAACAACCCAACAGCAAACTTATAATTAGTCTTTCCTTGTATATGATTGTTATCAAAAAAATTATTCACTAAATTTCTATCCTGGATAAATTCGATATGGCACTTTCTCGCACCAATTTTATTTTGAATCAATCCAAGTCTAGAGAGGATTATAGACTTAACTATTTCTTGTCTTTCTAACCAATCATCTTCCCAAACTTGAATTAAGTCTATACCGACTTCATTACATCTTAGAAGTTTTTCTAAATGATATTTCTTGTTTTTGTAAAGTTCTGAATGCCAATATAGTCCATTATATTCAATTGCAACACTTTTAGAAGAAATGTATATATCTAGCTCAAGTGGTGAAATTTGACTTCTGTTTTTTGTTTCTAATTCTATATGTTGATTTAGCCAACTCACGAGGTTTATTTCAGAACCAGATTGGCTTATATTAATTGGATTACATTCTGTACATACAATTAATCCATTGATGTTCCTTCTACTCGCATTGTAGATTTTTATTTTGAATGTGTGTCCACAGTTACCCTTTAATGTAACAAAGTCATTTTCAATATCCAATAGAACATATCCTATATTTTTATAATGTTCGCTAGATTTTTCAATAAGTGAGTATTTTATTTTATTCCTAAATTCATCAGACTTTAAATAATTCCTCCATTCTTCTGTTTGAGTAAACCAATCAAATCCATATAAAAGATTATTTGTAATTATCGATTTTGATTTTATATTCGAATAGACACCACTTTCCCACTTTTCCTTTATTTTATTCCTAAAATCATCGGTTTTGTTATACCATTCAACACCCCATTTATGTAGTGATGTTTTTTTAATTTTCTCTATTATTTCGGGCTTATTATTTTTTAAAATGTTTCTAAGTTCTTCTGATTGTAGAAAGCTTTCAACACCCCATTTTTCTAAAGAAGTTTTTTTATATCTCTCTTTATACTCTTCTGTTTGTGTGTACCACTCATTATTAAATTTTTCTAAATTAGTTTTCTTAGTTTTTTCTTTATATTCTTCTGTTTTGGTAAAATGAGTTCCATACTTTTCTAAATTGGAATCCATTGATTTCAATTTAAAATCATCTGATTGAAAATAATATTCAGTTCCATATTTCTTCTTAATAGTATTTTTATATTTCTTTTTAACTTCTTCGTTTTGAGCAGATGATTTAGTACCATATCTATCTAAATTAGTTTCCATTTGTTTATTTTTAATGCTATCTGCTTTAGCAACATTATCAACCCCATATTTTTGAACATTTGTGTTTTTACGTTTTTCTTTTGTAGAAGTGTCAGTTGCTGAGCATTTAGCCGAACAATATTTTCTATAACCATCTTTCCAGTTTCTATTGAAAGTTGTTGTGTTACCACATTTACAAAGGTATTCATTTGGATTATCATTCACCCAGTGCCAAATTTTCTGTTTGAAAGGTATGTGAGTAATATTAGTGCAATATTGCAATATTTCATCCAGAATATGGGGACTATTTTTGATGAAATATGATTCTCTTAATCGGTTTCCTTCATCTTGTAAGATTTTGTCAATTATTTCTAACTTATTCATTTATATTATATTTATATGTCAAAGTAATGTTTGCTCCTTTGAATAAAAAAAAAGAGAGAACCGAAGTTCTCTCTTTTATATGAATAGGATATAACTGATTAGTTAAGGAAACCATTAGCATCTTGCACTTTAATAGTCATATACTGTTTTTGTGGGAACCAACCAACTTCCGCGACTGCATAACGGCTTCTTAACAACATTCTTGGTGCGAATGTAGCTTCAGAAATAAGGCTGATTGACTGAGCCATCAAGTAAGGTACGAAGATAATACCTGGTTGATCAGGATTGTTCTTTCTACCTAAAACGATTCTGTTATCGTTATACTTCATATATGGGTCTACATATACTTGGATATCACCAATCTGTCCAACAGGGTAAAGTTGACCTGAACCGTTGATTTTAGATTTAACTGGGTTAACAGTGTAACCAGCGATGTCCATAAGTGATGCAGCCAAAGCTCCGTTTGTTACAGCGTACTGAGCAGGACCTACACGACCTTCAGTTGCGATATAGTTAGAAGCGTGAACCATCTTAGTGATAAGTTTACGTTGTACTGCGTGAGTAGTTTCACCACCAGGTCCAGTTACTGCGTAAATAGTATCTAAGTCGAAAACTGTTTGATTTGCAATAACACCAGAACCAGTTCCACCAAGTGGAGCAGTATTTCTGTTCAAATCACCCATTTCAAATACTTTACCTACGATTTGTTTAGAGATTGTCTGAGACAATTCGTTTACAAGGATAGATTCCATTTTTTGAACGATGTCCATACCTGTGTTAGCTTTAATGTCTTCGATTTCAGTTCTTCTCAATACTGAAGAAACTTCGATAGTACCAACAGCAATTGATTTCGAAGAAATCTTTGGTCCGATTACACCAGCGTAAGTTAAATCATCTTCAGAACGGCTCATTGGATATCTACCATTCTGAGAGTTGTCTGTGAAGTTAGTAGAGAAAGCTGGAAGTTGATCTTCTAAAGCTGATACTAATTCAACAACAGCTGAAACTGTTACACCAGCAATCAAGTTAATTTGACCAGCAATTGATCCAGTTGGATTGAAAGTGTTAAGACTTGGTTCGTATTGATAAGGTGCAGCGTATGGCGAAGTTAGTGTCATATTTCCAACAGCATTTGCTTGTCTGAACGCTCTGAAGATTGGATAACCGTCAATACGAGAGAAACCAAGAAATTCAGCAATACCCTCTTTATCAGACAAACCTGTAGTAGTTGAAAGTTGAACTACACCGATAGCACCGAGTCCACTATTTCCAGTTGCATTTAAAGAAACATAAACATGGTAAGGAGAACCTGAACTCAATGCTGATTGAATACCACCAACTGATTCTAAAATGTTAGTGCTATATCCACTCAACGCTCTAATAGCGGCATTTACTGCAGTGTTATTAACACCAGAGTTAACTTTAAAAACTAATGGACGGCCTTGATTTGTATCAACATCATCATATTGGAAGTCAATATAAAGAAGGTCTAATTTCGGACCCGGAGATGGTTTTACAGATACTAGATCCAAACCAATTGTTTGAGCTGCGATCTTCATTGCTACTGGAAGTAGGTTTTGACCCAAATCACCAGATCCAATATTACCAAAGTTATTTAATGCATTACCAGCAGCGATACTACCACCAGCGTAGTTGTTTGAACCAGCATAAAGAGATGGTTGTGGTGAACTTACAGCACCCATACCAGCATTAGCTGCATTTACGTATGCGTTTTCGTTGATTGTGTGGAATTCAGCATACTCAGACATCCAGTCAAGTCTGTCTTCGCTTACAACACCCATGTTCTCCAATACAGGAGCCCATTTTTTAAGTGCTTTTTGTTTGTCTATTCTAATGTGTGACATAATTAATTTGTTTTTTTTTATTTTATCTATATATAACCCCAAAAATTTAATAAATTTTAAACGTGGATTTTTTATAGATTAGAGATTTTTAAATCTTTCCAAAATTCCTTTCATTTCATTATCAGATAATTTATCTTCTTGAATTAGGGAAGTATGGCTTACTAATTTCTTAGTAGGTGTTTGTTTTTTAAGCAAACTTCTTGTCATCCAGAAATTCTCAATTTTGCTCTCATTTGTTAAATCTGGGTAGAGTCTTGCTTGTGAAAGGATTGATTTTTTACTTGAATCACTCAATTCTGACCAAACTGTCTTAACGTTATCAGGCATCAATCTAATCATTTTTTCTTCTAGTGATTCGTTCTTTACTGAAAGAGACTCTTGAATTAAATTTAGAACTTCTTTACCAGTAAAATAACTTCTTTCGTTTATGTAAAGCTTTACTTGTTCTTGTTCCTCATTTGTTAAGTTATAATAACTATTCACTTGAGACTTATTCAAAAACTTCAAAAAATTTAAATCATTTGTTTCAGAAACTTTACGTTTTCTAGCTTCTTCAATAAGTTTATCTATTTGTTTTGATAGTTCAGTATCAGATTCGCCTACATAGGCTTCTTTGTCTTCTTCGCTTTCTTCAGCTTCCATGTCCATAGAATTTTCCATTCCCATATACATAGATTTCTTAGGATGTTGCATCATCATATATGTATCATCATCACCCTCTTCTTCCTCTTCGTATTTTTCATCTTCGATTTCCTCGAAACCTACTTCAGATAAAGTTGGCATCATATCGCTACCATAAGCGTTACTCTCAAATAGTCTACCACCTCTATTCATTTTTTCAGTAATCATTCCAGCATAAGAAACTGTTTTATCCAAGTTCTCAGCTAGGTATTCAGAATAAGCGATGTTATCATCAAGGTGCTCAGCGATGTATTCAGAGTAAGCAATGTTACCTTCAACATGCTCAGCCAAGTATTCAGAGTAAGCAATTGATGAATCTAAGTTTTCTGCAATATATTCAGAGTAAGCAATGTTCTTGTCAAGATTTTCTGCGATGTACTCAGAGTAAGCAATGTTCTTATCCAAGTTTTCTGCGATATACTCAGAGTAAGCAATGTTTTTGTCGAGATTTTCTGCAATATATTCAGAGTAAGCAATGTTCTTATCTAAGTTTTCAGCTACGTATTCAGAGTAAGCAATGTTCTTGTCAAGATTTTCTGCCAAGTAGTTAGAATATTCAATGTTTTTATCAACATTCTCAGCTACATATTCAGAGTAAGAAATATTCTTATCAAGGTTTTCAGCCAAATATTTAGTGTAAGAAATATTCTTATCTACATTTTCAGCAACATATTCAGAATAATTAATAGCCTTTTCGAGGTTCTCAGCTAAATAGTCGTTGTGAGAAATTAGTTTTTTAGTTGTAGTCTTAAGTGATTTGTTTTCATTTACAACTACTTGTACTTTTTCTGCTAGGTAGTCAAGATATTTGACCATTTGAGAATTAGTTTTATTGAGTTCTTCATAGTACTCAAGTAATTGCTCTAATTTTCTTGGATTTAAGTTACCAGTCTTTAGAGCTGATTGTGCAGCTTTCTTCGTAGAAGCGATTTCATTCACTAAATACTTAGAATAGTCAGACAACTGTTGCTTAGTAACATAGTCTTTGTTATTCATATTGAAAAGATCATTGATTTTAGACTCGTCGGACATTTCATATATCCTAAAGTTAGATTTATTAGAAAATCCAAAGGATTCATTAATAGATTTCATTCTAGCAGATCCAAATCCAGGATCAGCAACAATATCATAGGTAAATAACTTCTTAAGTGTTACTGTTCCATCTGATTCCGTTACACCAGCAGCTCTTGAAGATACAAATACTGGACAACCATCATCAACTAGTGATTTGGCTTCTTTACCCCAGTAAGTATTCAATAATTTAATCTCACCTTCAACACGGTTAGATTCTTTGATGTATTTTGCTCCTCTAATAATGTGAGAAGCACGTGATAGTGATGTGTCGAAGACGTCGGGATGATCGAATTCACCATAAACCACACCCATAGTCTGAATACGTTCATTCAATTCATTTAGGCATGGAAGAAATTTTGAAGCAGTATAAATTCTCTCATTTCGATTTTTTACATCAAATTCAGTGAAAATACCACCCAAAACATAATCTTTCTTACCACCTGAAATTCTAACGTTTTCCTTTAAGGGATTTGCGTTGTTTTCAACAATTAATATTGGTTTCATTAAGGCATAATTATTTTTATATTTGTATATATAATGTAAAAAACCGAAAAAAAATAAAGGTGGATTTTTTATGGATAAATAAAATACCAATGAAACAAATGATTTATTTTTATATATAGTGTATGGTTAATTTGATAAAAATAATTCAGTCTTATGATTCTAAGTGATATAGGTGGTTTAGGAAAGTGGAGTAAAAAAGAAATTGAGGTGAAGTGTGATATTTGTGAGATAGAAAAGAGCTTAGAGTTCAAACTCTATACTTCTTATGGATATATAGATGGTGAATATTTATGTAGAAAATGTAAACTAAAAAAGAATAACTTAGAGAAGTATGGAGTCGAAAATGTTTTTCAGTTAGAATCTACCAAAGAAAAAACTAAAAAGACTAATTTAGAAAAGTTTGGCGTTGAATTTATTTCACAGTCAGAAAAAGTAAAAGAAAAAATAAAAGAGAGTTTTTCTAAATTAGATAAAGAAGAAGTAAATAGAAAAAGAATTGAAACTAATAAAATAAAATGGGGTGTTGAAAATGTGTCACAATTAAATTCAATTGAGATTAAAAAGGTTAAAACATCAATAAGAAATAATGGTGTAGATTATATATTCAGGTCAGATGATTTCAAAAAAAATCAAATTAACTCCAATAGAGTAAAATATGGATGTGATTATTTATTTCAATCAGTTTATTTCAAAGAAAAAAGTATCAAAAAAAATATAGAAAAATGGGGGAGTGAAGCACCGTCAAAAAATGAATTTGTAATTGATAAAATAAAAACCTCATTAAAAAATACACTATCAAAAAAATCCTTTGAAAAAATTGATAAATTGATATCAATAGAAAATGAATTTTATAATATTTTTTGCAATAGTTGCAATTCAAAATATTCGATTAATAGAGTTCTCTTCTATAAAAGAAGAGAAACTAACACTGAAATATGTACCGTTTGTAACCCAATAGGTAAGAATCAATCTGGACAAGAAATCAAACTCTTTAATTATATCAAATCAATTTACAATGGTGAAATAATTCAAAATTTTAAAATAGATAGGGCAGAAATAGACATTTATTTACCAGAATTAAAATTAGGGTTCGAAATGAATGGTATTTATTGGCATTCAGATAGATATAAAGATAAAAGTTTTCATCTTAATAAATCAAATTTTTTTGAAAAAAATGGAATAAGATTGATTCATATTTGGGAGGATGATTGGAAACAAAAGGGTGAAATTATCAAAAGTCAAATAAAAAGTTTGATTGGAATCAACAAAAAAATATTCGCTAGAAAGTGTAAGGTTGTTGAAATAAAGGATATTACATTAGTTAGAGAATTTTTGAATAATAATCACATTCAAGGTCATGTTAATTCAAATATCAAATTAGGTTTATTTTACAATGAAGAATTAGTTTCTTTGATGACATTTGATAAATGGGAAGGTCGTAAGAAAATGTCTCAGTACGAGTGGAATCTGAATAGATTTTGTAATAAATTGGAACATAATATAATTGGTGGGGCTTCTAAACTTTTGAAATTTTTTTTAGATAATTTGAAACCAAAACGAATAATTAGTTATGCAGACAAAGATTGGAGTAGAGGAAATTTATATCAGAAGTTAAATTTTGAGAAAGTGAGTGAAAGTGAACCGGATTATAAATATGTAGTAGGTGAAAGGAGAGTACACAAATCTAATTTTAAGAAATCTGTAACTGGAATATCAGAATCGAAATTAGAGATACCAAAAATTTGGGACTGTGGTAAAATTAAGTGGGAATTAAATTTATAAAATGAAAATAAAAATTAGACAAACCGGAGAAAATTTCGAATCAGATATGTGGGAATTCATTAGAAATTATTCTAATGAAGTTGCTATAATGTTAAGGAGAGATGAGTTTATAAATGAAATTTTTTCTTTAGAAGAAAATGTAAGTGGTGAAGATAAATTTCAAAGACTCGGTTCGATTTCAATAGATAATACACGTTATGGTTCAACTTATCAAGGTTCTGGTACAAGAAATGATATAAGTCAATATTATGCTTCTCACGTTATAACTGAAATATCTTTTGAGGATGGTGAATTTTGGGCAGGTATAAAAATATTGAATACTGCAATTGGGAGACCACTACAAAATTTGAAAAAGGATGAGTTAGAGCTAGAGCTTGTTCCCATATATAACTCAGAAGAAAAAATCATTACATTTGATATAGATCTAAATGTAAAGTTTATAAGTGGGACAGAATCCTATCACTACTCATTAAAAAAATGATACTAACGAGAGAAATATTGGTAAAAATAACCGAATCAAATTTCGGATATTATGAAGAACTTGGTTACGATGTAACTCTTGGTGAAAATTTAGTTATACCAATAGAATTATTAACTTCGGGTAGTCATTATAAAATAAATTGTAAATGTGATAAATGTGGTGTAGTTAAAGAAGTTATTTTCAAAAACTATGTCAAATATGGAAATCGTTGGGGTGATTACTTTTGTAGAAAATGTTCCGAGAAGAAAAGAAAAGAAACTTTGGTAGAAAATCATGGAGTTGAATATCCAATACAAAGTAAAAAAATAAAAAATAAAATAAAAGAAACCATGATTGAAAAGTGGGGTGTTGATAACCCTTCAAAATCAAAGGAAATAATAGAAAAAAGAAAAAGGGAAAAAAATTAATTTTTCCCTTTTTTATTTTGATTAAAATTCAAATTCTCCCCCACCACCGGATTCACCACCTGCTTGAGCACCACCTGCCTGTGCTCCGCCTGCCTGAGCCCCTGCCTGAGCTCCACCGGCTTGTGCACCGCCTTGTGCTGCTCCAGATTCAGCACCCATATCACCAGCACCCATATCGCCACCACCCATATCACCACCTTCTGCTCCCATATCACCACCTTCTGCACCCTCAGCCGATCCACCTCCTGCCTTAGATTTAAGCCAATAAGATTGGTTTTCTTCTTTCTCTTCTGGTGTTAATTTCATAATTTTATCGATAAGGTAATCAATGTGAAAATATGGTTGCCCATCTGCGGTTTGAATACCTAAAAGTGTACTTAGTATACCAGCTCTTTTTTCCATAATACCTGTTTTTTTCCATTCTTCGAATAACTGATGTGAATAAAATAAAACATCAACTTGGTTAAGAAATATTTCATCCTCTCTTAACTCAGGGAATTCCATCAACATCTGAAGTTTAAGGGGTTTAACTATTAATTCTTTGTAGTTAGCTCTTAAACGATTTACAAAATTTGCAAATGTGACCTCATCTCTTGTCATAGAAGCGGCATCGTCAAAAACGGTTCCACCGCCTGTAGATCCGTCTTTATCAAATCTTTGCATTGGTATTTTTGATGCTCTTTTTAAGATGTTGAAGAACCAAGTCAACATATCATTTTCATTTAAATTATGACCCTGAGGTGATTCTAGTGTCATATTTGGTGTACCAGCATCACCTTCTGGAAACCATATTTGTTTATTATAGGGTAGATGTTTTCTACCATTGACAGTAACTGTTCCAAGTGTGTCATCCCATTCGATTTCTTCAGAATAATCAGCAATCAATTGAGCAACCTGTTCTTCAGCTCTCTGTCTTGGTAAACCTTTAATGGGCACAGTGAACTTCTGATAAACTGATGCATTTACAATATTAAACATTATTCTTGTTTGCTCCATAATCTTTAATTGATTATAAGGCTTTATCAATCCCTCAAGATATGATGTCTCGGAATAATCATTTTGAGTAGAATATGAAATGAATACTATTTGAGAGTCTAAGAAAATTCTTCTCAATTGTGGATCTTCTGGATATTGTATCCAAATTGTACCGATAGCTGGTTCACCCCCAGGCACTAAAGTTTCTGGTCTTAATCTATTAAAACCAATTATATTTTTCTTTTTATCATCCCAAACTATTTCAATCGCCACATATCCATCAATGAGAAAATCTTTCATCATATTCCAAGCAGTAATATTATCTCCAAATCCATAACGATTATAAATTATCTCAAAATATTCTGAATATTTATCACGAATATCTTGTGAGTAATCATTTGATAGTGGCTTGACTGAGCAAAAATCACCTTCGCTATAAATAATAGATTCATCCGATATTCTCGAAACAAAATCTCTTAACTCATCTTTTATAGAGTATTCTCTAAGAATTCTTCTCTTGTCTGCATAGGATCTATCTAAGTAAGGTATTGATTTTCTATTCAAAACTGAAGCAACTGCGCGTTGTGAGAAAAAATCCAGCATTGAATTGCCCTTTTGCGAATAAGGATCCTCATTTATCCCGACCCCGACTGTATTACGCATCAACATATCATCATATTTCATCCCAAAATTCGATAGACTTCTAAGAAGCCTATTAAACAATCCCTTGTTTTCTACTGCTGAGGATACATATCCAATCTCACTTCTATTATTTAGTGGGTTATAACTTCCTGCCATATTTTATTCTGATTCAATTTTTCCAATATTATCTACTCCATCAAAGTAGATATATCTACCAGATGGTGTTTTCTCGACTTTAATTACACCTCTTTTAACCCAATTTGTAAGGGTTCTTCTGGTAATTTTATATTTTTCTAAAACTTCTTTAGCTTTCATACTTGACTATATATAAAATATACCTGTCCCATTTCTATATTTTTCACTATTTTTATCCATATTTACTAATTGATCTTCTCAATCTTTCTACGTGTCCTTTGAGTGCTGATAACTCCTGATAGGCTTCGTCTTTCATTTTTAGAAAATCATTGACAAGCAATGTGGACATCTCGCTATCTCTCTCAGTCCTGTGTTCGAGTTTAGCTTGCCAAATTGAATATAGTTTTTTTGGATCATATTTATTGATTGGATGTCCGGAGTATAGGAATCTTGGACTAAGTTCCATATTTATTTTATGACAGAGTTTGATTTGTGCAAAATTGTACTCCACTATTGCGTATTCAAATCCCAAACTTCTTAGTTCCTTATAAACACCGTCAAAATCAACATCAAGAAGTCTATCTTTATCTAAATCGTCTTCGGTTATGAATTTATCAAATATAGTAAATCTTAGCTCAATTGGTAAGAAGTTTAGATTTATGGCATATACCAGAAGTATATTGCTAAATTTCTTAAAATCAATTACAAATAATGGTGAGTACTTCATCCAATTCGAGTCATCCTTGTAATGAAAGAAATAAAACCCGCCTGGTTGAATATTCTTCGGATTGATACTAGTCACAAATTTATCGGACTCCTTGAACTTGCTAAAAAAATATAGTGAATTATTTTTGTAGTTTTCCAATAGTCCAGCACCATATACCAATTCACCAAGTTTTGATCTTTCTAATAATTCTCCCATTCGAAACCTATTTTTTAGATATATATTTAAAAATAGATACTGAAATATGTTGAATAGCGCTCCGAAACAATCAAACAGGTACCACCAGGGTTTATTTACACCAGTAAATAAAGATAAAGTAATAAAACTAAATTCTCAAGGTGGTCTATATTATCGTTCTGGTTTGGAACAGAAAATGATGATTTACTTAGATAACAATTCTAAGATTATAAATTGGGCAGCGGAACATCTTAAAATACCCTACTCTAAAACTGAATGGGTTTCAGAATCACAAGAATATAAAACAACTGATCACACATACTATCCAGATTTTTATTATGAATTAAAAAGAGAGGATGGATCTATCTCAAAAGTTGTAGCTGAGGTAAAGCCATACTCAGAAACAGTTGAGCCAGTATTAAAACCGAATCCAAGTGCTAAACAGTTGAAGAACTTTGAATATGCACTGAAAATGTATAACAAAAATTTAAGTAAATGGAGTTATATGATTGACTATTGCCAAAGAAAGGGATTTGAGTTTATAATAATTACCGAAAAAATTCTTGGCACAAAATAATAATCAGTATTATACTACTGATAAATGGATTCAAAAAATCATAAAGATTTATAAGGATATTCTTTTTTGTCCTAATGGCAAAATATCTGAAAAATCCTAAAGAGAAAAGTATAATAGAATAGATGTAATAGTTTGTGAAGAACCCTATTAGTATAAAAATTAAATATGTAATTTTTGAAGCGTAAAAAAACAGGTAGAGTTTTGGATTATAATTTTCAATTTCTTGAAAATCAAATTTTCTATAAACTCTACCCCTATTAAGGAATCCAAATATTTCAACCCAAATAAAAAGTAGGATTAATAGATTAAAAAGACTAGTAGTAAAGATTGTCATCATAAATAAATTTTATCTCTCCCAAATTTTTAAGATTCGTTAAGGAATGCTGTGGAATCCTAATTCCCAATTTAGTTTTATTTAATTCTTTGTATAGTGAATTCGAAATCTTGATTTCAATTATTTCACCAACAACTCTTTCGTATGAATTGGGTACTTCTACAGAATCTCTATCTTTGTAAACAGATTTAATGTAATTTTTAGCATTATCGAATGTTAAATGTAGTGATATCCCATCTTCTTTTGTGCCCTGCCCTAGTTCAGATTCTTCCCAAATTTGTGCAAAAACTTTTTTCATATATTTAAATTTAGTAAAAGTAATATTTATAAATCAACGAAAGGTTGTAATCTTAAAAAGATATTTTTACAAATATATAAATTTTTAAAACAAAGATAAACAAATAAAAAATGTACGATATAACATGAAAGAAAAAGGATTTAAATTTTCCTATAAAAAATAATTTTAACCTTATCTACTTACATAATAAAGACTTATATGTCGAAATAATAATCAGTAAAGCTCAAGGTAAACTTACCAATAAATCAAAATTGATGCTTGAAATTTTAGCCAAAAGAACAATCAAGAAAATGAGATACTATAATAACGATGATAGAATGGATTGCTATCAAACCGGTCTCTTACATATGTTCTCAAGCTGGTACAACTTTAATGAAGAAAAATCTGACAACGCTTTCGCTTACTTCACAGAGATATTCAAGAGGGGATTAGCAAAGGGTTACAACGACTTATATAAGAAAAAAGGCGATGCTGAACATCTTATTCGCCTTATTTCTATTGAGAGTTCGAATGATGGACAGGGTTTACATTCTATTTAATTGGCAAAACTTCGTTTGAAATTCTAATATATAGATTATATGATAAAAGAAATCTATATAGAAATTAGGGGTCATAGGACTAATTTTGAACATTTCAAAAGAAAGGGATATGATATACAATTCAAAAAACCAATACAGGTAAAAATTGAAGATTTAATGCCCGGATCTACCACAATTATCACATCAATATGTGATAATTGCGGTGTGGAAAAGAGCAATGAATTCAGATTCTACTATGAATATACAGAGGGTTTAAAAGAAAAATACTTTTGTAACAAATGTAATAATATCAAACGTAAGGAAACCTGTTTAGAAAAATGGGGTGTTGAAAACCCAATGCAATCAGAAGAAATAAAAGATAAACTTAAAAATAGTCTGTTGGATACCTATGGTGTCGATCATTTTTCAAAAACTGAAGAATTCAAAGAGAAATATAAGAATACATGTCTAAAAAACTTCGGTGTAGATAATACTTTCAAATCTACAACACACAAAGAAAAAATTAAAAAATCAAATTTAGAAAAGTTTGGTGTAGAGTATCCACAACAAAATATAGACATAAAAGAAAAGACTACTAAGTCTTTTTTGGATAACTATGGTGTGAAAAGATATTCACAAACAACAGAATTCAAATCTAAAATCAAAGAAATATCTCAAAGTAGATGGGGTGTAGATAATTACTCTCAGTCATTAGAATATAGAGAGAAAGTCAAGGAAACTTCTATCGAAAATTGGGGTGTAGAACACTATTCAAAAACAGAAGAATTTAAGAATAAACTAAGAAATAATAGAGAGAATCTTACCAAGTTAAGATATGAAAACTTGATAGGTGAAGGTTTTGAGATTATTGATTATCGGAACTCAAATTTTGAAATATTCCATAAAGAGTGTAGCCGTAATTTCAAAATTAATAGAGATTTACTATATTCAAGACACAATTTGAAAATTTGTATATGTACAAAATGTTTAGACATTAACCTTGGACACTCAAATATGGAATTAGAGATACAAGATTTTTTAAATTCATTGAATTTAAGCTACAATAAAAAAGATAGGAGTATTTTAGAAGGTAAAGAATTAGACATTTATTTACCTGATTATAAATTGGCTATTGAAATGAATGGTGTTTATTGGCACTCAGAAATTTATTTAGATAAATATTATCATAGAGATAAGACATTTAAATGTAAAGAAAAAGATATACATCTTCTGCATATTTGGGAAGACGATTGGAAATATAAAAGGGATATAACTAAATCAATAATCTTAAACAAATTAAATCTCCTAGATAATAAAATTTATGCTAGGAAATGTGAGATAAAGTTAGTAGATTCTAATGATTCTTCACAATTTCTAAATAGTAATCATATACAAGGCTCAAGTCCTTCTCAACTTAAACTTGGGTTATACTTTAATAATGAATTAGTTAGTCTAATGACATTTGGTTGGAGGTTTACAAACTCTAAAAGGGAATATGAGCTAATTAGATTTTGCAATAGGATAAATTATAATGTAATTGGTGCTGCCTCTAAATTATTTTCACACTTTCTTAAAAACTATGAAGTGAATGAGATAATTTCTTATTCTGACATATCATTATTCAGTGGTAACTTATATCAGAAATTGGGTTTCAAAAAAGTGAGTCTTTCTAAACCTAATTATTTTTGGATAGTTGATGGTATAAGAAAACATAGATTCAATTTTAATAAGAAAAGATTGATTAAAATGGGATATGATAAAAATAAATCAGAATCGCAAATTTTACAAGAGATTGGTTATTACAGAGTTTATTCTTGTGGTCAAGAAAAATGGGTATTCAAAAGATAAACCTGATTCAATCTAAATTATATAATTGAAAAAATAAATTAATGAATAAAATATTTTTGATTGATTGTGATGGTACGATTTGTGACGATATAAGAAATGAAGATAGTCATTTATATGCAACAGCAAATCACTTTGAAGAAAGTAGACTTATATTGAATAAGTGGTATGATGAGGGTAATGTTATTACTTTTTTTACCGCTCGTGAATCAAAAGATAGAGAAGTTACTGAGAAATGGCTATCAGAAAAGGGGTTCAAATATCATGGCTTAGTTATGGATAAACCAAGATGTAAAGACGGACAAGTCTATCATTGGATAGATAATAGACCAGTAAAAGCAACAACTTATAAAGGAACTTGGTCGGAATTAATTGAAGTAAATACTAAAATTGAGGTTTTCAATGAGAATAACTAATGAAATAAGAGAAAGATTATCAGAACTTTCTGAAAGAAGGTCATTATTACATTGGTGGATATAAATGGATAAATTCTGAGCATCAAGACAAATTATTAGAAAATTTACATCAATTAGATTTTTCTTTATTATATCCAAGAATTATTTGTTTATTACATGAAGAAGGTCTAATCGATGTAGAAGATGAATATAGTATAATTAAATATTTTCTTGAGGATAGAGAGCGATTGAAAGAAACTAATAAGTCTGAGTATGATATTAGAAGAACTCAGATAAATTCATTATATGGAAGATTTGCATCAAATAAATCACATCATTCAGTAGTAGCTCTGATTTATGAATATTGTTCAATTCTATATGATAGATTATTATTACAATATAAAGACAAAGTAGTTCATATAGATACTGATAGAATTATTTCAATTGAAGAAATTAATATAGATGATTGTGTTATTCCATTCGAGAGAAATATTATTAAATTCGGTTTCTTCAGAGCTATCAAATACTTTGTTACTTTTGATGGTGAGAATTTCAGAACTATAGGTGCAGCATCAAGTAAAAATAATTTAATTTCTGAGTTTAAACTTCTAATTAGGGAAAGAAATTTAGAAAAATTGGATTTATAAAAAAGTCCTCAACTTAAGTTGAGGACTTTTATTTTAATGTCTTGTTCTTTCTTTATATTGTAATTCTTTGATTGCCATAATCTCACTGTCTAAATGTTTCTTTCTCTTTTTAAGATTATCTAAAGCAACTGATAAAGCTTTTGATTCACCGATATATTTAATTGACGATTCTACTTTTTCGATGTTGAAATTTACATCTTCTAATTTAATAGTTATTTCTCTTTCTTTGTCTTCTAATTTTCTTTTAGTTACTACTTCTTTTGATAATTTATTTTCATAAAAATAAGTAAGGTCATAATTCAATTCATTTTTAGCTTCATTCACCAATTGTATCGCCGACTCATATTTATAGAAGCTGTTTCCATATCTTGAATCACATCTATACATATAACAATTATTCTTATAATTAAATGCAAATGCTTCTAAGAAAGGATTGATTAAATTTGATACTCTTTTTACTACGTCTAGTTCTACGATTTTATTTAAATTGTTTGATGTTTCAAGTAGAACAGGATAAAAATTCTTGTTAACGATAGGAATAATTGGGGAAGCGAAAAGGCTTTCTAATGTAGTTTCTTTGTTCATCTCGTCATCATTGATGAAGAGAACTCCTTTTTTATTTACTGAAAGTCCGATAGTTAAATTTTCTGAAATTCTGAAATTAACTCTATCTTCGTTAATAGAAGCAAACTTCATAGCAGTTTCTAAAGTTCTTAGTGTTCTGAGTTTTTGATCATCTGGTACGTGTGCTTCTAATAAAGTTTTTTCGATTGTATTGTCAGCTAAAAGGAACCAAGAATCTTTGATATGACAAAGATAACCATTTTCTACTCTTTCAACAATTGTGTAAACTGCTTCTGCTTTACCACCAGAGAGTAGATTCTGTTTTTGTTGTGGTGACTTTGTTAAGTTATAAACAAAAAGTTTGATTTCAGGTACCCAATCATAAACCGCAAGTTCATTCAAGATTTTAGACATTTTATCTTGATCTGATTCAAGATTTATTGTTTGTAAAAGTACATTGATTGGTTGTCTGAGAACCTCACCTTGATTTTTAGAATTTAAAACATTATAAAGATGTTTTAGCTCATATATAAGTTGATATTCTGATACATCATTATTCAAACTTTCTAAAAATTTCTTGATACTTCTATCAAAAGTATAAATTTTCAACTTTTCATTAAGTGAATCGATAATTGTTTTTTCAGAGTAATCTTTACAAGCATGTAAGTGACTTTCTAAAATAACAGATATATCTTCTTGATCTACCGATAAACCTTTTCTAAAGTTGAATAACTCTAATTTGAGATTCTTCATATTAACTATCATTATTTTTAATGTATATATTATATACAAAAAGTCATTTTTTTCACTTTTTGTATTTATTATTACTATATATTAAATTCAATTTTGTGAATTTATATCATTATCATTATTTTCGTTAGTTTCTCTTGCAGTACCTCTCCCGGTAACTTCAAGTAAATTTAAATACCATCTTGTTCGTTTAGGTGAAAATATAAGGTCTGTTCTACCATCATTATTTGATGTACTACTTAGTGGCTGTCCATTCGGACCTGTCACTGTTGAACTGGGACCATTAGTTCCTGGTGTTCCATTATCATTATATCTATTTGATAAAGAAGAATTTACATTTGACCAAGGGTAGTTACCAAAAAATTGACCAGATTGTAAATCTCTCAAATTTGGTTTTCTAAAAGCAGGATAGTAAGTTTGAACTTCAAAGCTTAGAGTTATCTTCAAAGTGTTATCAGATGTTAGACTTTTTTCTCTTTGTATTTCTACTTGTGACCCATCAGGTATCAACATAACAGCATCAATATTCATGAAATTATATTCGAAATACATAAACCTATATAACCAAAGTGTATCCATTATAGCTTGATTACATTTGAAGATATCAATCTCAGAAGAGAGTAATATTGACATATCATATTTTACTGTTACTGGAACTGCTCTAATCTTGGCTAAAACTCTTCTAATTTCGTCGTTATTTTCTACAACCATTCTTAACCAAACATTTGGATTAGAAAATTCATCGGAACGAATGTCGAATCCGGTCATAGTTAAGTGAGCTCTTGGTATCTGATCTGTGTTAACATCAACAAATCTGTTGCTATTCACTATGTCGTCATTGAAAGAGTCCATTAAAAATCTTTCGTCACCGGTTAGTGAATAATAAAAAGGAACATTAACTTCTCTATCACCTGAAGAAAATCTATTCACCCATCTAATTTCGCCCTCTAAAGTGTCTAAAACGCAGAGAGTTAAATCTCTAAAAAAGGTATCTTGGTAATTAAATTTTTCTCCTATCATAAATTTTTTTAAAATAATTTAGATTTTTTAATCTTTTTGTATATATAATTATTCAAGAACTTCCTTCAATAATTTAATTATAAACTAAAAAATTATCATGAAACAACTTTTACTATCAGAGAGATGGCGCCCAAAGAATTTAGATGACATAATTTTATTACCCAGAATAAAAGATGTGTTCAAATCAGGTTTGAATCAAAACGTTATTCTTTATGGACATTTTGGTACGGGAAAAACTACACTGGCTAGAATTTTGATTGGTAAATATTTAAAAAATTGTCCACATATCGAAATAAACTCTTCTTTTTACACCTCAATAGATACTTTGCGTTCAAAAATTGATGATTTTTGTTCCAAGGTTTATATGGGGTTTGATTTGACAGAACAAATTAATGTAGACAGTATAAAATATGTCTTCTTAGATGAGTTCGAAAGAACTTCCATTCAATATCAAGATGCTCTCAAAGCCTACATTGAAGAATATTCGTCAAAAAATGTCAGATTTATTTTCACTACAAATCATATAAACAAGGTTTCTCAAGGAATTCGCTCAAGATTAGTTGAAGTCAATTTCGATTGTCAAAACTTAGAAGAGGAAAAATATTTAAAAACTGAAATAGCTAAAAAAATTATAAAGGAAATTGCACCGAAAGAGTCAATTGAAATTAATAAAGAAGAAGTAGTAAAGATAGTTAATAAGAAATTTCCAGATTTTAGATCGATTCTAGTTGAATTAGATAACTTCAGATTAACTGGTAAATTATTAGAGACTAGCAATACGATAAATTTAAAAACGAAAAATGATCTATATGATTTGATTTTCACAAATTCTAAGACTTTTGAGGATATTTACCATTTTGTAAATAATTTAGGTGCTGAAAAAATCGATGAAATATTTTTTCTTTTGGGTAAACCACTAGTAGAAGATTGTATAGAAAATAGAAAAGTAAAAATCGAAAGATTATTCGAAGTTACACATATAGTAACAAATTATGGTAATATGTTATCTACTTGTTTAGACCCAACTGTGCTATCGATTTCACTTATCGGAAAAATTAGAGAATTATTTATCTAATAGGATAGTAATTTAATATATAGACTAAATTATTTATTTTCCTAAAATGGCAGCTTTCGATTTTACAGATTTTTATATACTATATAGAGGACATCCAAGGTATACAATTGGTGAAATAAATGAGAGTGAGTTAATCAATGTAATAATACAAAAATACGAGGTAATGCTTTTTACAAACCAAGGCGAAGTTCTTGGTGATCCAAACTTTGGCGCCAACCTCTTAGATTTACTATATCAAACAAAAGTATCTGCTGAATTTGTTAAAGAAAAAATAAACGAACAAATTCAACAATACATCCCAGAACTTTTTCAAATAAATTATAATTTAAATGTTGTTTTTGTGCAGGATCCTGAGCGATTTCAAGATATTATGTTTGTCAATCTAAAATTTGCTGATGTAGATGTTTATTCTCAGTTTGGTAGACTTACTTAATAGGACAATGTTGAGCAGAATAGATGTAGTTATCGTTTCTTCTAACTTTTACTCCTAAAGATTTTGCTGTAACCTCAACATCTGTAAGGCATTCTCTATCAGCACCACCAACAATAACAACTTGTTTTCCTTTCCATTCTTGAAGTAAGTTAAAAAGTTTAACTGGACATTCAAACCAATTATGATTATTGTTTATAAAAACCAATATCGTACCATTCTTGGTTTCAAAAAATTCACCAACTTTTATATCGTTTTTTTCTTCACGAGATTTAATCTCCTTATACATAGAGGAACTTAATTCTTTTTTGAAAAAATCTATCTCGACATCATATCGATATCTTTTTTCAATAATATCGACTTGTTTTGGGAACTTATATATATCACCATTTACTGGAGAAGGGGGATTTTTTTTATAAAGATAATCTTTATCTGGATTTTTACCCTCTACATGGTTATCATAAACCTGATAAACTTTGTCAAAATCCCTACAATATTCTTTTAATTGCTTTACGTAATTATCTGTGAAGAATTCACTAAAACTTTTTTGAACATCTATTATTAGTAATATAGACTCGTTATCAAAATCTTTATATTGACTTAGGTATTTCATATGTCTATATATTAATTTAATATATTGAAAATAAAAAAACACCGAGAAAATTCGGTGTTTTTTTATATGTTATAATTTTTTTTACTAATCTTCTTCTTCCTCTGGAAGTTCCTGTGATTGTGCTTGTCCTTGACCTTGTCCTTGACCCTGTCCTTGACCTTGTCCTTGACCCTGTCCTTGACCCTGTCCTTGACCCTGTCCTTGACCCTGTCCTTGACCCTGTCCTTGACCCTGTCCTTGACCCTGTCCTTGACCTTGTCCTTGACCTTGTCCTTGACCCTGTCCTTGACCTTGTCCTTGACCTTGTCCTTGACCCTGTCCTTGACCTTGTCCTTGACCCTGTCCTTGACCTTGTCCTTGAGATTGTACATCTTCGAAATCATCCTCTTCCTGTGTCTGTGTTTGTGCTTGACCCTGAGTTTGTGATGTTTGTACTTGTACTTGAGATTGTGATTGTGCCTGAGATTGTCCGCCTAATAGTGCGTTAGCGGGTATCTTTTCTGAATCAAGCTGAGTCATAGCAATGAATTTTACAATTTCTTCAGCGATATCCACATCACCAAAATATTGACGTAAATTTTTTCCAGATGTTTCTTTTACTTTTTTAACATAAGAGTTAATAAGTGATTGAGGAATATCAATCATAGTTCTAACTTTGTAAATATCATTAACTTGTAGAACAGATTCTTTAATAATATCGTCTCTTCTTCTTTTGTTTTTATAACCTTCGAAATTTCTAATGTGTTTCATTTTCTAAAATTTTTATTTTTATATACTATATATTATATTCTAAAACTCAAAATTACTTAATTAATATAAAATATGTAATTAATGTAGCTGCAGTAGCAACTAAAACTCCACCACCAATAGATAAATTTCTTTGTGTTTTTAGATTCAGTATTCTTATATTAGAATTCGTGATTACACTTTTGAGTTTTAAAATCTCTTCCTCGGCTAATTTAAAATCGTTCTCCCAATTTTGAACCGTCTTTTTCAGATTGTTGATTTGACTATTCTTGTCTGATATTTGATTTTTTAGCTCAGAAATAGTTGTCTCAAAAATTGTTACCTGTTTTTTATACTCATCAATAACCTTGATATAAACAGATATTGTGGAGTCGCAGGTAAATCCTTTTTTTTCAAGCCAAGAAAGTAGTTCCATATCCGAATCTATCTTTTGAACCTGTTCTACAGTGAAAATTAAGCCAACCGTATCACCTTTGTGTATGAACCATGCCGGGTATTGTTCTATTTTTTCCGGTATAGTGTCAATTTCTAAACTTCTTTGTGAAAATAATGTCCCTCCAATAGAGATAGAGAAAAGTATAGCTAATAAATATTTCATTTTTCTTCCATTTTTTTTGTTAAAGAATTAATCAAGTCTTCTCCCTCTCTTTTTGGTGGAAATTTTTTAATTCTTTCTATTTCCTTATTTATTTTATCCATTTGATCTAAAAAATCTTTCAATTGGTTTTTAACTGAATCCAATTCTTTTTTCGAATCTATTAGCCTCTGACCTAAAGCAGAAATTTTATTATCTCTTTCTTTGATTTGGTTTTCAATTTTGTCAAATTCAACTCTTAGATAATTGCGTTCTTTTGCCAAAGAATCTCTCTGTTTTTCGATCAATTTTACTTCTTTCATTAATCTTCTATTTTCTGCTGCTAAAATATCATCATTAGAATTGATGTATAAGAAAAAAAAGAAAACTGAAAGTAGAGAAAGAAGTATAATAATTATTAATTTTAAATCTATTTTCATAAAAATTTGTTTTTTAAAAATTAATGTGTAATTTTGTTTCTATATATTCAAATTTTAAACTTCTTTAAAAAAATATATACATAATAAATAAAAATAAAACTATGAGTACAATTACAAGATCAAAAACAGAAGAAAAATTAGACGAAATTTTATCTAAACCCTACATTTTAATGCTTCACAACGATGACTTTAATACCTTTGAGTTTGTCATTGAATGTCTTGTTAAATATTGCAAACACGAAGTAGAACAAGCAAATCAATGTGCTATTCTAGTGCATTATACTGGAAAATGTGATGTGAAAAGAGGTGATCAAGAAACAATCAAAAAAATGTATAATTTACTTAAAAGTGCTGGATTGACAGTGACTATGGAATTAGCTTAAAAAAATCTTGAGTAATAATAGAATACTTTTCAAATAAAGGCATGAATCAGCACATTGTGTCAACAAAAAGAAGGTAGATTCATGCCTTTATACTTCCATAAAGTTGTTGAAGTGCTACCACCTACCATAATTATTGTTTCCAAGAATCTTAGTATTCATATTTCTAAGTTGTTCTGCCATTCTTCTTTTTCTATTCACATCCAATATACTCTGATAATCAGTGATCTCAGTGTATTCAACTTGTTTTAAAATTTGATTCCAGTAGGTTAACTTCTCTTTACTTACAATAGAGTTTGCGTAATCGTCTACCATTTCTCTAAAATCAAACTTTGAAAATACTGAAGCAGCATTTACTAAAGACATAACTGTATCATCGTGCCCTATATCTGCAGCATATCTAATATTACCAGCAGAAGTGATATGTTTAACAAAAGTCGTAATTTCTCGAATATTATCTTCATTGGTAACAATGAAATTTTTCTTTTCCATTGCTTCTTGATAATCCTTTACTAACATATTTTTATTCTCACCAACTTTTAATCCAACTTTTTCTTCAGGTGAATCTGCTCGATGTTTATACCTAAAAAATATACTAGAACCATAATTATTTTTTCCTTCAAAGACGTGAGGTAAATGTGCTAAGAATTCATTACCATAATTATTTAATTCTAAAACAACTTTGAAATTCTCATAATCAAAGTATTCAAAAGCTAAAAGATAAAAAATCTCTGCTAATTGTTTAACAGAAGCGTAATTACATCTATAAATTCCAATTTGTTCTAAGCAGAAAAAGTCTGCTAAATGTGTATACTTAAATTTCTGTGATTCAATAACATCATCTGATTTTTCCCTAATTTTGAAAATATTAATTATCGAATAATCTTGACCTAACCCTTCAGAAATATCGATAGAGATTGTACCCTTTACAGATTTTCTTTGTTCAGGTAAAAAGACATCCTCGTCATCAATCCATTTCAAATCACCATAAGAGAATTTTAACTTTTTATCTAACTCCTCAATGTCCCTATAAATAAAAGGTTTTTTATTATTTAATAGATGTTCTATAATATTCTCATTAAGTAAAGATCTTGTAGCGTTTATAAATCTTAATCCATATTCTTGATTGAAAGCATCCTCACCACCAATATCTTTAATAGCTTCTTCTTTCCAAGTCGTAACTTCAGCTATAGAATGTATAGAAATTTCTCTATCTTCTTTTCGGACAATAAATTTTTTAACATCTATATCCGAGCAATTTTCATTATTATAAATGTAAATAACATCCTTTGTTAAATCTGGTATGAATTTCATTTCAACCTTGGTAATTTCAGAAAATTCTTCAATAACTTGATTAAAAACTTCTTCTTTTGTCAATCCGTTTTCATAAAGTCTATGATTATTTAATCTAAAATATGTAACAAATCTACCCGGGACTTGGTACCAATAAACCCTCATTGCCTTATAGTTATTCTTCAAAGGATCACCCTCAGGTCTCTCAGCATTAGTCAATAACTTATAGAATAAATTCATTCCATTTGGTGTTGAAGTGATAATAATCTTTGAATTTTCAATTGCAGATACGGTTGGAAAGGCAGCAGTATAATAAGGCTCAATAATATTAGATGGAATATGTGCAAATTCATCAAGGTAAAGAAAGTCAATGGTAAAACCGATTGCTGGAGTTTTACTTCTTGCTGAAGATTTTATTCGACATCCATTTTCAAAAATGATAGATTGTTGATTCCAATTTTTAATACCGGATTTTAGAAAAAATGGTAATTGAACATAAATATTTTTTATTTTATCAATAATTTCAATTGTAGTACCCCTGATATTCGCTACAATCATAATATTCTTATCATTATTGAATGTAATGAAGTGTAACATAGTAATGGCAGCATTGATTGTATTGTGACTCAATATACCATTTGTGAAAAATCTGTGTTCCGGATGATCGATACTCAGGTCAAACATGGATTGTTTTCTATTCATCCTCTTCACAGTCTTAACAGCTATCAACCCACAATCGGTATGAACAAAATCGCCTATTTTCAAATCTTTGACAAAAATTTCTTCAAAATCTTTGTCAAATAAAATATGATTATCCGCTGCCTCTAAAAAATAACCATTCTCAAGACTAACAAAATAAACTCTATAAGGTTGCGTAATATGAATATCAGTACAATCCACAAATCCACTATCAGACAGGACCTTAAAATTCAAATTGGATATTGTATTTAGAATTTTTTTCGAAACATCTTCTTCGTCCAAATCTCTCTCTCTAAACTCAATTTTTTCTATGATTTCAATCAGAAAGTAAATAAATTTTATTAATATACGTCTTATAAATTCTTTCACTGTGAGTAGATTATTTTTTTTAAATTACTTATCTCTTTTATAAAGGAAGTATTCATTTTCATTAAATATTGCTTAATTTCAAATATTTTCAATAGTCTCTATTTCCAAGAAATGTAAGCATTTGTGTATTATTTCACTTTTATTTTTTTTAAATTCACTATCCCAAATCACCAAAATTTCAAAACCCTTCGATTCAGCAACCAATTTTTTTTGATTATCTCTGTTCCAAATTTCTTTGGAGGAAAAACCAAGTTTTTTATTAAACGGGTGTGGATAATCATTCTCAGAAAATCTATTCGGATTTGCATGATAATTATCACCATTATATTCTATAATCTTCTTCCTATTTATGTCAACGAAATCATAAGAAAAAAAAGAATCAGATGTATTGATAAAATATTCTTTATTCTTGGTAGCAAAGTAAACTTCCATTAAATCAGATTTATTTTTATAATAGGTAATTATTTCATAAAATAATTCTTGACTTATACTCGAGTATCCACATTTTAAATTTCCATTTTCCAATAGATTTTTTTGCCATTTACTTTGTCTTTCTGACCATCTTTTATGACCTTGTTCCTCACCATACTTTTCAATACACTTTTCGAGACTGAATGTTTTTTGTCTATCGGATAATAGCTTAGTTGCATCTTCCTCACTAAAACCCTTCTTGATGTAATATTCTTTTTGTGTTGAAGTTATTCTATCTTTTAAACTTTCTTTAACAAATTTACTAATGTGATCCTCTTTATTCTCAATATCAAAATATCCAATAAACTGTTTTGAAAATGGACTTCTCGACTTTCTTTCCTGTTCTGTTGTTCTGCTTCTATGATTTGGATTTTTCTCACCCAATACCTTCTCACGGAACATTTGTTTGTATCTATCCTCTTTCATGTGCTTACCTGAATTCAAAGTAGTTTTTTTCATATCATTTTTACACATAATTGGAGCACCAGGAAACATTTCTTTATACTGTTTAGAAGTGATTTTGTGATTAACAGTAAAATGTTTACCGTACAATCTTTTATGTCGACCACCACAAATTCTACAAGTCACCAAATCATCATTATCTTCAATTAGAATTTTTTCCATAAAAATTTTATTTTTATATATTAAAATTTTATGGCTTCCTGCCTAATGAGAAAAGGGAATTGTACAAAAATATTTTAATTTTTTCGAGAATCGTTAATTTTCTTTCTTTTCTCAATAAATCATAATATATTTTACCAATTCTTTCTAATTTACCATCTTCCATTTTACACAAAGTGTTGAAATTAAAGCATTTACCCACTTGCCGGCTTGCGCATAGTATTGAAAATCTGTTTTTTGTATATAAATCTAATATTCCTTTTTGGTAGTCTCTTAGTTTTATATTACTAACAGATCCATCTTCGGTTTTGACTCTACAATATTTTTCAGCAAAATATTTAATATCTAATTTACATTTTATATACTCTTGAATTTCATCTTCGCTTAATCTAAATGTTATACCTGATCTTCTAACCCCGATTTCATTTTGAAACCATGGATTTTGAAATCTTTTAACAATCACACCATCGTTAATCTTATTAGTCACTTCTTCGACTAATTGAGTATCAAAAATTATTTTTCTTTCTTCTTCTTGTTTTTGAGCAACTTTTGCCATATAAAACCTTATTTTTTTGATATATATAAGAAATTTCAATTTTCTTACAGATATGAATAAAAAGGAAGAGAAAATAAACGACTTACAATCTGAGTTTAACAGAATTCAGGAAGAAAATAAAGACTTGGATGTATCTAAATATTTAGCTAAAAGAGAGGATTTACCTGATTTAGGTGAGATTCAAATCTATGATTATGATGCTGATATTGAGGATTCTAAAACACAAGCGGGTGAAGTTTTGGAGTCTCTAGTGGATTTATATCTGGGTGATAACCCGGGTGTAATAAAACATCCTTACATACAGAATAAGATGAAAGAGGATGCGCAAGTTTATGCTGACACAATATTCTTACAAAAAATGACTCGTAAAAACTTTTTAACTCAGTTAAGACAGGTAGATAATGGTGATAGTTCTGCGAGAATGCACGAAGTAGTAAATCAATCGATATCACAAATTCGTGAAAATATTAAATTCTCACAAAATCAAAGAACTGATTTAGAAAAATTCTATAAAGATATGAGAAGAGATTTTGGTATGAATGAGATAGCGGAATCAAACGAAGTCAAAAATACTCAAACTGAGGAAACTGAAGATAAAAAGGATGGTCAAATTTTTGATAGTCGTAGTCTTAATAATATGATCGATACCTATTTGAAGAATAAGGACTAAAACAATTTATTTTTAATTTTATTTGTAATTGAGTAACCTTCAAATTTCTCAATAAAACTTGATAGTTCTAAAATAACTTTTGTGGTTTCTAATCTATTATAAATGTTATCGTTAATTTTATTAATTATTATTACTGGTTCTAGCTCTTTAATATTTTCCTTTATTAAATCCTTTATACCATTTCTGGTATTTGAATAAAGTAAATTAAGCATTGGATTTACTTCCATTTCTAATTGAAGTGTGTCAATCTGTTCGTCATAATAATATAGTTTATTATATTGTGTAATTTCTTCTGTTGAGAAGGATTGTCCAGAAGTTTTGAAACCCACTAAATGTTGTAGAAAAAGTCTCAATTTTTTGAATCTAATAGTGTCATCGTCAATGTTATAGAATGTATCACTGATATAGTAGAAAGATTTTACTTTCATACCGCTCTTTAATAGTTCCTCCTTTAATTTTTCTACAATTACCTGGTAGTTTTTTTTAGTTTGCTTTGAGCAGATTATGAAAATTTCAGGTTGTGTATTTTTAAGAGTCAATAAAGTTTCTAAATTGAATTCAAATTTCAGTTCTTCTACAACTGATTTATTATAAAATTCCTGTAAAGAGATTGCTAAATTAGCTAAATCTGTTTTGAATAATTTAGCTTTAATTTTGATTTGATTATATAAATCGGTTGGTAACCAAAAGGTTCTACCGTTAAATTCTATTTTATTTCCTTGTTTTTTATAAATACCATTTTCCAAAAGATGTAAATCAGACTTGGAAATCTTCATAATTGGTACTTTCGGATTACGTTTATCTACAATCCATGCATTGCCTTCTACTTTAACTAGGGTATCGATGTCAAAAAAATGTGCTTCCATATTTTCTATATATTAAAAAACCCACCATATTTTTTGGTGGGTTTTAATTTTATCTTACAAAGTTTTTTCTTAGTGCAAATTCGTATAGAATTGGTAAATTTAATTTTTTTGTAAATCCTCTTCTTACATCATCATAAGTTTTAGATTTTTTTAATATTTCTATGATAGTGAATCCAAATTCTTCTTGAAAGTCCCACTCACATTCTATCCAATTTTTATTGAAGTTTTTGAGTGTTGTCCATTCTAAGTCACCTCCAGTCAACCAATATAGAGCTCTTCTGGGTTCTACCTGTTCAATATTTTCTGTAATAATATTTTTCCAAATTTTATCATTTGCCATATCAGGTTCTCTTAGCATTATTGAAATTGCTTCGGCTAAATCACTTGTGATTACTTCACCAAATTCGAATAAAGTTTCTTGAGAGTTCATTTTGGTAATTTTAAAATCTTTTGGATTGTTTTGTAGCTTTATACTACTCTCTCTGAACTGGTTTTTCCTTTTCATAGGATGAAAATTGTTTTTTATATCTAAATCAATTTTATTCCACTAACAAAATTTCCATAAAAATTACCGCCTTCTAAGATTCCATTTTCAAAATTGCCGTGAAATTCTCCACTCTTGAAAATACCATAATACCAGTCACCGAAAAAGTAACCATCATGCCATACCAGAGTTTTGTTTTTGATTTCGATTTTTGCACACTCGATTTCTGAATCGATTAACCATTGCATCTTTTCCTTCTCGAGGATTCTATTGATTTTATAGTCACTATAAATTTTTTCGTCATTGTAAATAAGCTCTGAGAATCTCATATCACTAAAGTTTAATATTATAATCTTATATATCAAGATAATTTGGGATTAAAAAACTAATATTAGAAAATTTTCAAAATTTACCGGAATTCAAAATTAAAAATAAAAAATATGTGTTTGAACTGAAATTATTCAATTAAATCAAAATTTTTATTTTTTAAAGAAATCAAAAATAATATATACTAAAAATTTAATCAAAAAATTAATGAGATATTTAAAAAATAGAAATGATTTTCTAAACAAAGAAATAAAGTTAGAAAGCTCTAATATACAAGAATATTATAGTGGTTCTCAATTAGTAAGAGAAACGTTAGAAAATCAAATCACTTGGGGTGGATCTTTGTTGGGTAGGCTTATAAACTCTTTTATTAGAAAGTCTAAGATTTATGCAAAAAGTTTACGAATTAATAGTGTAGTATCTCAAGTGGAAAATGAACTTAATCAATTAATTGGTGATTTGGTAATCGAGGGGGAAAACAATAAGAGAAAAATTGAAAAATTAAAAGTAATCAGTCTTCTAACAGAAGTTTTCAACGTTGTATCAAGTGACGCTAGCACTAATGAAAAGTGTACAACTTTAATAGGAGATGGTAAAGATGATGAAGATGGGTTATTGAACGATTGTATCAAATCTGTCGAACAAATCAAAGAAGAATATTTACCAGAAAAGGACGAGCTCCTAAAAAAATTGATTGCATTTAGAGATGCTCTAAAGGAAGTTGAATTTGAACCAAAGGAGGGTGAAGAGGAAGAAGGAGGGGAAGATGAAGAGGGAGATAGTGAAGGAGGAGATAGTGAGGGAGGTGATGGTGAAAGTTCAAATATAGACCCATCAAAGATGAGTGGTGGTGATTTAAAGAAGAATCCTGAACTTAATTTTTTCTGGCAAGTAACTCAAATTTTTAAATCACTTATATCTATTAATGCTATAATTCAGAATAAAAGAGTCTTGATAGAGGGTGATACCCAAACAAAAAAAGATAATATCCAACCTGGTAAAGAATACATTCATACCAGTAAAAATGGTAAAAAACTCCCTACCTTAGCAATCTCAACAACCAATGTTATATCTGCTGGTCTGGATAAAAAATGGTTAACTAAAGATGATATCAAAGGGAATCAAATAGGTAAAGATAGTACATTTGTTGCCTTTAAAGATCGGAATGATAATTACACATCTGCTTCTCCCCAAAAATCAGTATATACAAAAAATTTATCCAAAAAGGAGAGTTTCTATTTTGAAAACGAATCACTCCCGATTTATGAGAATGTGGAAGTGATAAGATTGACAGAGATTCATTCAAAAGCATCTTGGAGGAAAATATTGAATGCAGCAAAAACTGTGAATTTGCCGAATTTAGTAAAGTTACTTCAAGAATTGATTGATATGTCAAAAGAAGGAGAAAAACTAAATAAAAATGTTCAAATCGCAATAGGTAAACAAATTGTTCAAAATAGTGAAAATGTTGGTAAGCCCCTACCATTTGAAGCACTAATAAAAGAAAAATACGGAGCTATCTCAAGTAGATATAGCGAAGTACCAAAAAATATTTCATTACTTTTGAGAGTAATGGTAGGTCTAAAAGAAGATTTAGGTTTGGTAAATACATTCGGTGAAGCTGGGAAATCCATCAAAAAAATCATTGAGTCCTATAGTCAATTAAAAGAAATCTATCCTAATTTACCTAAAAAAGAAAAAGTTGTAGAAAAAGATAAAGAAGGTCAAAAGAAAGAAAATTATTCTAAAGTTCTTGATTATCGTAGATTCAGGTTATTTGAAGAAGCGGATACTGATGATGTAGAAAATGAAATATTAGAGTTATGGTATGAATACTTTGAAGAGGGTGAGGAAAAAGAATGGAAAGTTGATGTAAAAGAAATTAATGAATTAAAAGATAGTGTGGATGAAAAAGTAGAAGATGTTTTTCCAATAGGTAGTACCGGGGCAAGAGATAGAATAATTCGTATAGTAAATCTTTTTGGTAAAGCATATAGGATGTATGCAACAGACTACATACCTTCTGGAAGACCAGAAGGAAGGATTTCATTGAAGACATTTAGAGAATATACTTATATAGGGGGTGCTAGTAATGTACCGGATTGGGGTGCTGATAAAACTCCTGGTCCAGGACCTTGGGCAGCAATAGCTGTATTTGATAAATGGCAAGACGGAATAATGGGACTGTTAGAGAAACCAAAATATAGAAAAATATTAGCAAATGCAAGATTCTTGCCACCAGGTGTAGGTCAATTTGGTTCTGGTGAAACTAAAGGTAGAGATTCTGATAGAGGTTACGGTGCTGAAGGAGGCGATGAAATAATCAAGAAGATAAGAGCTGGTAGATCACTATTAGATTTTATGAATGACTTATTAGCCGGTGAGGGCGATTTCAGAAAACAACGAAAGAAGATTATTAAAGAATATTTTGGAGGAGCAGATGCTGTAGATATAGATAAGGAGACAGCAAGTGAAGCAGACAGATCATCATTTCTTAATACGAATAACAGCGAAAAAGGGGAAAAGGATACGGTTTCATTCGAACTTTGGAGTGGAAGTCTAAAGAGGGGATCAAGAATAGAATTAAAAGATTTTGCTAATGGTGGAATTTTCGATAACGAACTTATTAGAATTAAGTTTAAGGAAAATGCTGGTGAGGTAAATCATATGATTATGTATTTCTTGGGAATACTTTCAGATTCCGGTAAGAAAGGATTAGTTTTTAGATTTCACTTTACCAAAACTGGTAAAAAGACACCCCTTGTGTATAATTATTTAAAGGATAAAATTGTAGCTAACGAAATCAAAGTTGAATCTTCGATAGAAAATATTAAACAAGAAATTCAAGTAGGTGTATTGAATTTGGATGAGAAAAACATTTCAACTGGGAAAAATTTAAAATTCAAATACGCAGAATTGATAGGTAAAAATCAATGGGGTCAAATAAGTGAATTGAATTTGACGATTACCGAAATATCTGCATTGGCAAAAAATACGGATGGAATCAAATGGGAAGCTATGAAAATCACTCAAACTGTACCTTTTAAAGAAGATATTGACAGTGCTAAAAGATTATCAGGAAAATTAAAAGACTTCTTATAATGATACTAACTTTCGAACAGTTTATAAGTGAAAAGTTTATTCCACAACCTGATGATTCTATAGTAGCAGCATCGGATAAAAACTTTGCAAATGATGAAGAGCAACTCATCGCTAAGTTTAATAGCTATAAAGTTGATATAGAAAACATCTATAAATCATATTTCAATGAAAAGGATTTACAAAATAAACTATTCAATAAAGGTTTCATTGTGAATAAATCAGCTGATCCAAAAAAGAAAAATTTCAAAAATAAATATTTAGGAAAATGGGCAAAAATTTGTAGCTTAAAAAGACAATTAGAAGATTTGGAAGAGATTATCAAGGGAAATCAAGATGATATTGAGAATTATAAAAAAACAATATCTGATAACAAGGGTAATCAGAGTATTCTCGATTACACCGGTGACAAAATGGGAAATACCAATGATAGAATAGAAAAAAATTCTCAAAAATTTAAAGAAATAGAAAAAGAAATTTTTGATTTAGATAGAGAACTCAAAAAAGAGTTTGAATTGATGAAAAGAAAACATAAAGAAAATGAAATGAGGCTTCGAAAAGAAGAAATGATAAAAAGGTCTAATCCAGTTAGTGAGGATGAATCAACAAAAACTGAGGAAGAAGCACAAAAAAAGTAATAAGTTATTCAAAAAGTAGAAAAAATATGTTTTTTACTTTTTATATATACTTAAAATAAAAAATTAATGATATATTATGGCGATTCAAATTGGTAAATACAAAAGACCAGGTATCTTTATAGAAGAATTCGACAACTCGATTATTGTTACACCAACAGTAACAGGTACAACAACATTTGTGGCTGGTTTTTCAAGAAAGGGTCCTGTAAATACACCAGTATTATTACAGACTGCCCAAGACCTTGAGAGAATTTTCGGTACAATTGACAGAAACTTGGAAAGAAAAGGTTCTTTCTTCCATAGAACAGTTGGTAAACTTCTGGAATCAAATCCAGTTTTTGCAATGAATCTTCTTATCACATCAGATACTTTAGATACTTTAGAGTATAAATCAGTCTCTACAAGATCAGATAAATTCAATGACATAATCAGAGAAGGTGCTTATAGAAGATTCTTTGATACAACTGGTTTCTGGAAAAGAGATACAGACGCCTTCATCAACTTAGTTAGTGATGATCTCGGGGCAGATGATAGACTTCTCTCATTTACTAATATGTCAGATAAATATATTACAATTTTTGTTTTCAAAACTAAATTAACCGGTTTCGATAGACAAATAGTTGAATATTATGGATCTGCAGACAAAGTTCCATCATATTTAAACCCAGCTGATTACGCATCTGACTTTATGGTAGATGTTGTAGTTGTTGGTGGTGATTGGTCAAATTATACAGAACTTAGTGTTGATAGCAAATGGGCACAATACTTCTCACCAGATGGTTTAGATAAAACAAAAATTAGAGATTTCGCTAATGATAGAAATGTTAACCTATTAGGTTACTATGAAGGTCTATCATTGATACCTTTCTTTAGAGATAATAATGGAAGAAATATCTTTATCGAAACTATAATTAATAACGATACAGATAGAACTGGACTTTTCTGTGCATTTGATATGGACAAATTCGAAAAGGATTATACAACTGGAATGGTTGACTTAATCGGTAATAATTTAGTACAAGCTAATGGAATTCTCAACAACGGTCAATTCGATTTGGAGTTTCTTTCTTATAGAACAAATATTTTAGATTTAGTAGATTATGCTCAAACACCTTTAGACCAAGCTGATGGTACACAACAGGTATTTGCATTTGGACCTTCAGCCGCAACATCAGGATCATTAGGTAAACTAACTTCTTGGGGTGATACAACAAGAACATCTTGGTACGCAGAAGACTTTATTGAGGGTGTAGAATATGATTTGGGTTCAGAAGTTTTCGGTAGTTCACAATCTATTACAATTGGATATACTCTGAATGGTAATATCAACTTGGGTGTATACTCTGACCAAGTTACACCTTATACAGTTGTAAGTGGTACAAAATTAGATATCACTTTAAATGGTGCTACCTTCGGTCTTGGAACATTGTCAATTGCGGCATCTGCGTTTACTCCATCAGCAACAACAGCTTCTTATACATCAGTAGTTCACATTGATTCTACAACTGGTGAAATTAAATTGACTAATGGTGGATCGAATTTACCACCAACTCTACCAAATAATGATGTTGTTCTAAATTACTTTACATTTAGTATGGCTAATGGATTATTTATACCAAATACAGTTACAGTTAACGATATTGGTATACTTTCACCGGAAGAACCAGCAGATTTAACATTCACATTCAATGGTGCTCCTACAGCATCAGGTACAACAGTTAGTTTCTTCTATGATGGAACTTTAGTTAGTACACCTGTAACTTGTGCCACAACAAGTTTAGCTGATTACTTGCAAGCAATAATTACCGATATAGTTTCATTGACACAATCTTTTGGTGTGACTCTTTCAGCTTCACAAAGTATTATTTTCTCTGCACTTCCAGGTACATACGATACTTACAACGGATTCCCAATAAGTTTAACATTCTCTAATGATTTAGGATCTAATATAAGTGTAGTAACCTCACTAAGTCAATCATTTAGTGGTGGTGTGGGTGTAGGTTATAATGCACTAGACTTCGGTCCTTCAGGTGACTATGATATAACAAATCTAGGATCAGGAAAATTTAAATTTGAGTTTTTAAATAGTAGTGGTAGTGCACCAACAACGGCTTATGAAACATGGAGAAAAGTTAGATTGTTTAGAAACATGCTACAGGTTTTAGACTCAAGTGATGTAACCAAATCTACAATGTTAAGTGATATTAACACTCATGAAAAATTCTCTTTGGAAAATGCTAATTTAACAACACCAATAGATGTGGCAACATCTAACAGATCATTTGAATTTACCTTAGGAACTACTTCAGTTCCACAGTCAGTATTAAATGGAAATTTAGTTTTCTATAAGATTGATAATGAGTTGATTTTAGGTCAAAATGGTTTACAAACTAAGACATCAGAAGCTTCGGCGACTGCTTCGGGAGTTGTAGCTAAATATTCTACACTTTATCAAAACTTTGAAAACGGAAGTATCAATACAGGCGACTTCTTCTACAAGAATCTTATTGAAACTAGATATCCAGAAAGTCCAATTAGAGTTGTATTCCAAAATGAGGGTACATTTAGCTATGTTGTATTTAGTGATATACAGTCTTGGAGTGTAAATTACAACGACTACATATCTGTGTATGGTGCGGTTGAGAACACGGGTGTACTACAAATAGACGACAATACAAATTACTATAATACTTTAGTAGATCCATCAACAGGTACTACATATTCTTCTCAATATACAGCATACAGAGTTGTTCAAGATGTTGTAAATGAGGATTTATCAAATGTGGAATTAGTATTCAATAGAAATGAAGATGGTAAAGTTTATTTAAAAATGTTTACTACATCGTCTGGTGACCTAACAGTAGATTTTGTTGATGATGACTTATCAACTGTTGTTCCTATTAACATTGACGAAAATACTAAATTTGTTGTCAATAGTAATAAAACAAATTATAAACAAACAGTTGAAATTGAGGTACCGACTGGGTATACTCAAGTACCAAATAAAATACTTGTAAAAGGCTCTAGATATACAGAAATCAAGATTGGTGATTATTTAGAAGCCTATGTAGATCCATCTATCACTCTCGAACCAGGTGAAGTTACAAGAAATATCACTAAGATTGTAAGTAAAAGAGCTTACGCTCCAGACACTACACTTGTTGAAATTACTTGTGATGCACCAATTGAGAAATATGCTTTTGGTACAGATTTACAAACACTTAGATATACAACTATTGAAGATTATGTAACAACTTATCAATCTATACCTCTAAAAGGATTTAGAGTAAGAGAAGCATCTATGCCTGATGGTAGTGAGTCTAGACAATCTGCAATTTTAAATTTGATTGCCAAAGGCACTCCATTATTTAAAGCACTTACTAACAAAGAAGCAATTGATTTCAGATACGTGATTGATTCATTTGGTTTAGGATTAGTCGAAAGATCTAAGCAACAACTTGTAGATCTTTGCGGTCAAAGACTTGATTGTTTTGGATTCATTAATATGCCTTCAATGAAAATGTTTAAAAACTCTACTTCTCCAAGTTTTGTTGATTCAGAGGGAGTATTACAAACATCATTCATAGCACAGGGTGGTAATCCTGAATCATCACCAGCGTTTCTTTATTCATTCGGTGATGGTAGAGGTGTAAGTAGTGTAGGTTATTTCCTTCCTTATGTAACAGTAAATGACAATGGAAGACCAGCTGATATAATTCCATCACCATATGTAGCGTCTACTTACTTGAGAAAGATTAACACAAATACAACAGCAATTCTTCCTTGGACAATTGCAGCAGGTGTTACTAATGGTAGAGTCACAAATATAGCTGGAATTGAAATAAACTTTAGTCCAGAAGATATTGAAAACTTGAATGGAGCTCAGATGAATCCATTAGTATTCAAACGAAATAGAGGTTATATCATTGAAACTGAAAATACAGCTCAAACATTATACCGTTCTGCTTTATCATTCATCCACGTAAGAGAAGTACTAATTGAACTTGAAAGAGAACTTTCTGCAATGTTACTTGAATTCCAATGGAGATTCAATACTTCAGATGTAAGAGCAGAAATCAAATTGAGAGCTGACACTATTTGTGAGAAATATGTAAATAAAAATGGTTTATTTAACTATTTCAATAAGTGTGATGAGGAAAATAATACAACTGAGATAATCGATAATCAGATTGGTGTTTTAGATACTTATGTGGAACCAATTCGCGCGATGGGTGTGATTGTCAACAACATAACAATTCTTAGAACAGGTGCTATTGCAGCTGGTGGTTTCCAGAACGCATAAAATAGCCTCAAATATCAAAACCCACATAGAGATATGTGGGTTTTTTTATAGAACAAAAATAGGTGTGTTTAATATATATGTAAAAAACAATGTTGTATGAATTTAGATATATTTGACAATCCAGATCCCTCAGGAAAGTTCTACAAAGAATCTTATCTACAAAAAAACTATACAGAAGTATACGATTATATAATCGGATTCTGTAATAAAAATTCAATAGATGTCACTACATCATTCAAAGAAAAAGTTTATTTGTGTATAAATAATTTATGTTCGGTTCCATCTTGTAAAAATAATAATTGTCATAATGTTGTAAAATTTATAAACTCTACATTAGGATTTAGAGATTATTGTTCAAACAAATGTATTTCTTCGGACCCGGAAATTAAAAAAATAAAGGAAGAGAAGTCTTTGAAAAAATGGGGAACCAAAACACCTGCAGAATCAAAAACAATAAAAGATAAAATAATAAAAACAAATCAAAAGAAATATGGAGCTAATTCGGCGATGTGCCTTAAACAAACACAACATAAATCAAAATCCACACTAATAAATAATTTTGGAGTAGATAATCCATCTAAGTCCAAAGAAATTTTAGAAAAAAGAATTGATTCTTTTAAAAAAAGTAGTTTCAAAGAAAATTTTAAAAGTACATCTCTAAGTAAATATGGGGTAGAACATCCTTGGATGTTAAAAAAAATACACGATATTTCAATAAAAAAATTAATTGAAATAAAAAATAAAAAATTAAAAGATAAAATAGAAAGTAGGTTAAAAACCTACAATCAGTATGAATTAATTGATATTGAATTTAATAAATTTAAAAGGAATATTATAATCTTCTGTGGTTTATGTCTAAATAATTTTAACATTAATCGAGAAGACTTTTATATAAGATACAGAGAAAAAACAACTATTTGTACCAATTGTAATCCACACAATTCGAATATATCGGGTCAGCAAGAAGAATTATCAAAATTCATAAGGGAAAACTACAATGGGGAAATATTAAACAATAAAAAGATTATATATCCACAAGAAATTGATATTTATTTACCAGATTTGAAATTAGGATTTGAATTTAATGGATTATGGTGGCATTCAGAAGAACAAAAGGGGAAGCACTATCATAAAAATAAAAGTAAAAAATGTGCAGAGATTGGAATTGAATTAATACATATCTGGGGAGATGATTGGATATACAAAAATGATATAGTGAAATCAATTATTTTAAATAGGATAGGTAAAAACAATTCTAGAATTTTTGCAAGAAATTGTAAAATATCGATAGTTGATAATAAGGAATCTAAAAAGTTTTTAGACGAAAATCACATCTTAGGAAACTGTAAATCTAACATAAAAATAGCTTTATTACAAGATAACAAGATAGTTTCATTAATGTGTTTTACTAAAAATAGAGATAGATGGGAATTATCCAGATTTTGTAACAAGATGAATACAACTGTCATTGGATCATCATCTAAATTATTTAAATATTTTTGTACTAATTATAGCCCAAAAACAATAATATCTTACTCAGATACGTCCTTGTTCACAGGAGAGGTATATGAAAAGATTGGTTTTAAGTTTATAGGGGAATCACCAGTAAACTATAAGTGGGTTATAACTGGGAAGAGGTTACATAAATCCAATTTTAGAAAATCTAGACTTGTTGAAAGTGGATATAGTAGTGAAAAATCAGAAAGTGAAATAATGTTAGAGGATGTTGGTGCCTTTAGAGTTTGGGATTGCGGTTTGAAAAAATGGATATTTGAATCTTAAAATAAAAAAAAACTCAGAAAAATCTGAGTTTTTTTTTATTATTTACCAAATTTACTTGCCATACTGTTCATTGAGTTCATATAGGAACTTGGATTGAAGTTAGGTGTTGATTTTTGTTGTTGGTCTTCTTGTTTTTTACGTTGTTTTTCTTCCTCTTCAGTCAAATCATTCACTATTTTTATATTTTCTTCAAAAATCCAGAAGGGCCACTCGTCGATTGCCCATTCTTGTAAGTGATAATTCTTTTGAAGTAAGAGTTTATTCTTCAATAAACTGTTCAAATGCGTCATGAACAACGAAAAGAGCTGACGGTCCGTCGGGAAATGTCATATCTGTGGTAACCTCCAAACCACAAGTTGCACATTGTTTCTTTAGTTTTTGAATGCCGAAACTCATTTTCTCAACTGCAGAATTTAGGAATTGGAATGAAATATCATCAATTTTTTCATACTCTGTCAATTTTGCTTTGATTCCATCGAGAGTAATCGATGTTCTATCATACAACATGAAAGGTATAATTTTCAAGAAAGAAAGATTTGGTTTTCTTTTTTCGTTATTTTCTTTGACAATATACTCAGTAAAACTTTTTTGTAATCCAATTGTAGGTGGGGCTAAATTGAAGGTTCTTCCATTTTTTACTGAAAATCTAAAGGAAAGTGTTTGTGGATCGAAAAATTTCGCGATTTTATCAGAAACTTCAAATGTTTTGAAATTTTCCCTCTTCAATTCTATTGAAACTTGTTCCCCACAACTACAATTAGCTGCAGATGTAAGAGAAGATCCTTGTTGGAATGTTAACTCACGAATCAAGAATATTAAATAAAATCTATCTGGGTCTTTTATTTCTAAATAGGAACCAACTCTACCATCAATATATTTTATTCTAACACAAGAAGAGAGCATATCATTCATTTTTTCGATGATATCATAGAAGTTATTATCATCTACCATAGAATAAGCTTGTATTTCCTTAACTTGTGCTGGTCTAACTTGTATAGTAGTACCGGGTGGATAGAAAATACCAGCAGGGAACTCTTTCACATCAAAAGCAAAATAGTGTAAGTCGGATATTCTTGAGTTATCAACCTGAACTTGAATTTTAGGTTGTGTAGTCGAAGTTGTTTTATTTTCTAAATCTTCTAAGTGTCTTCTAAGATATTCTTCTTCGGACAGGTTTTGTTTATTTTGTTCAGACATGTTTTAATTGTAATTTTTTTGTATATATAAAAAAAGAGTTTTTCTTTCATTTTTTTATAAAAATTCGGTTATTAATTATATAAATTAATGTAAGAAAAGTTATTGTAATAATTAATATTTCAGAATTTAATATATAAAATAAAATAAATCGAAAGGATGGCTTATTGTCAAAATCAAACCTCACTCTGGGGTAACAACAACGATAAAATTATAAAATTTTCAAATTCTAGTATTGTAGCTATAGAAGGTGCAAATACTGTGGAAACTCAGTTACTTTCTTCCTTAGCTATCAAATACTCACAGATAAGTAGAGCAAGAGTTACACTTAGACCAGGACAAGCTGATTATCTATTAAACTATGGTGGATTAGGTGATGGTATTTCTTTTATTTCAATTGTTGCAACTTATGACACAAAATCTAAAATAGAAGCAGATAACTATGTGCAATATGCTTTTCATAATGACTTGACTAGACTTCGTTCTTTTTGTGAAATAATGGTACTAACAGGAAATTCAACAAATTTAATTCCTCAAATTTATTTAACTAATCCTAATGGTAATTACCCGGTAATGTTAGATATTTTAGTTGCGAGTAAAAGTGACCAATATAATCCATTTGTTGATATAATTAACCAAACAGGAACTTCATTTGTTGGATTAAGTTATTCATCTATCAAAACGCATGTTATCAATGATTCAATAAAGGTGGTGGATTCTCAAAATAGACCTCTAATATATTTACAATTAGCTAATATCAACTCTGTCGAAAGAACTGGTTTAATACTAACAATTGATGATCAAAGTAGAGGTGAAGTCTTTCTAAAATTTGGCGATACTTATTCAGTAAACCAAGGTTTCTCATTAATAAATTATATTTTAGAAAATCCAAATGTAAATACCAATACGCTATCACCACTAACTGATGATATTGCACCAATAGTTTATTTCTACAATCAAGTAGTAGGTACATCTTCATACATCGAATTCAATGGTGCAACTGCAGGTCCTTATAATACATCTTCAGGAAATACTTTCTCAACATCTATGAGTTTGGGTACATTTGGTACAATTTCTAATAATTTGTTGGTGGATGTCTTAGTTGGTTCTGTTTCAGATGCCAGAGATGGTTTATTTACCATTACAGGATCGAATCTTGTTATTACTAAAGATTCTGCCATTTATACTTCTATAACTTCATCTGGAACTTATAGTGTAGAATTTACGAATATCAAAGACTTGGCTGAAAACTCAATAAGTGGAGTTAAATTAACACTTACTATAACTGCATAAAAGATATGGCTTATAATATAGATAATTTTGTTAAAATAGGTGAAAGAAATTTACAAATTATAGATAATAGTGGAACTGCTAAGTATTCTATTAATCCCTATCAAATCTTGAACATTCTTCAGAATAATAATTTATTAAAAATAAATTTAAAATCAGGTAAACTAATAACTTTGGATTTTCAAAGTTCTACTGAAGCATTAGAATCTGTCTTAACACTTCAAGGAATAATTGATGATTTAGTGACAATTACACCGTTTACTATTGATAAGGCAGTAGAAAATTGGGTAGAAGACATACACACCATAAGTCCAACAAATGAAGTACTAACTATTTTCGGAGATTTATTGCCCGGAACCACATCTACTTACAATATAGGCTCACTTGACTATGAATGGCATACTTTATATGTCGGCTCACAATCATTGGTGGTTGGAGGTGTAACTCTGTCAAGTGCAGATGGTTCAATCGTTGTAAGTAGTATAAATTTAGGCACAGAAGTTTCTCCTGTGCTATTAACTACTGATGGTAGTAATCTATTGATAAATGGAACGTCATCAGTCGGTCCAGCAGGAGAAATGGGAGCAACAGGTCCAGCAGGTGCTACTGGAAATGATGGTCCAATCGGTCCGACAGGTGCTACTGGTAATGACGGTCCGACAGGTGCTACTGGTAATGATGGTCCAATCGGTCCAACGGGTAATGATGGCCCAATCGGTCCAACGGGTAATGATGGCCCAATCGGTCCAACGGGTAATGATGGCCCAATC